GTGTTTAAATTAATTGGTAATACTGAATTACCATTATCCACCCAGATTTGTTCACTTAACATTAATTGTTTAATAATTTCATTAAAGCTTTCGTTTATAAAACCTGTATTCATTTGAATAGTTTCATTTCCATTAACAGATAAATTTGCAACTGAAGCTTTTGATATATCATAGCTAGGTGCTGCATTATCAAATTCCATTATATTCCTTTGATAACTATTTGATCTTGTTGAAATGCTAGTAGTTGATTTTTTAAAGAATGGCATAATTTGCATAGCTCCAAACTTATTATAGAAAATAACTTGTAGCTGCTCATATTTAGGTTCACAAACTGCTTCTAGTGTGATAGTATAAGATTGCTCATAACCAGTTCTAGTAGAAACTACTGAAATTGTGTCTCCAGATTGTAGCGTTAAAGTTGGTGTTACTCTTATATAAACTATCTTTTCCATTGAATCTGTAGAGTCAGGAACTATAATAGGATTCAATATATTACCCCAATAGTTTTGGTATAAGTTCCAGAACTCATCTGTTCGTTCCCACTTAATATTCGCTCCACCACCACTAACAAAAGTAATAGTTGGCTCTGCTTCAGAAAAGACAGGAAAAACAATATCAGTTCCTTGTTTAAAATAGATTGTTGTATTGCTTTGTAATAAAGCAGGAGTAAAATTAGGTTGTGAAATAATAGAATAATTGTCAGGTGTTGAAACCATTATATCATCTTTTAAAGCTAAAGAAGTATTGCTTTCAATAGCTGTAATTGTTGTTGATCCTCCTTCACTTAAATTGTTTACAGTGTCTCCTAAATTAACAGTATTTAAAAAAAACTGAGTACTGTCTTGCAATTTATAAGCTACTGTAGTTCCATCCGTAGTGCCTGTAGTTAATGTGTTTATTGGATTAGTAGATTGTCTAGGATTAGCTCTATTTTCAAAATAGCCAAAGCCTTCAAATCCTAATAAATCTAAAGTTTGATTTTCACTACCTGCATCAGTTGTAATAACACTGTCAGCTTCAACCCATACTCCATCAGTTGAGAAGTTTCCATATTCAGTATCTAAAAAATCTTTAACTAAAGAACTTATTTCATAAACAACGTAATTGTTTCCACTTAGTGGAGTTTTAGTTAATGTGTATTGAGCAGATGCAGGTTTATCAGTTGTAAAAGTTCCTGAGTAAATATACAGGCTCATAGTTACTGATGTTATGGTGTTTGCTGAAGGTGTTATTTTAATGTAATATGGACTTCTTGCATTTAGTATTGTACTCATTTGTTATAAATATTATCTGTTAAATCTTTAGCTAATGATTCTGCTAATTCCTCTGGCAATCTTTTGAAGGCTTGTTCAAATGGCTTAGTAAAAAACATACTAGCTTTTACTCCTTTATTTTTAATACTATTAGCTAGTATAAAACCCATTGTCTTATATGATCCAAACTTTCCTTTTTTATCTCTAGGCTGCATTCCCATCCTTTTAGCAAACTTTGCGAATACTCCTGTATGGTATTCTAAACCAATTAAGTTGCTATTTTGTTTGTAAGAGAATGGACTGTTTTTATTTACAACATAATTAGATTTAACACCTTTAACTCCTCTATCTTGATACATACCATAATCCTCCATTTCAAATGAAATCTTATATCCTTGAGCTGTTTTATCTACAAAATATCCTATTGAATTATATAATTCTTTACTAGCATTATGTTTACCTTTAGTAAGATTAGTTCTTGATTGTTGGACTACATACTTTCCGAAATCATTCAATTCTTTTTGCATTAGTTGAAATTCCATTAGCAGATAGTCATGTTAGTAGGAACAACAACATCAAATGTTACAGCCCATCCAGTTAAAGAATTTTCAAACCTTTCATTAAAAGGCTCACAACTTGCAGTGCCTTCAACTTGATATAAATCACTAAATAAATCTCCTCTCATTAGTTTGCTAACTATTCTTGCTGCTATGTTTAGCTGAGTATTTAAAATGTCCTGTTCGTTGGAGTTTCCTAAAAATGGTGAAGTGTCTTCAGTCTTTGGATTGTCAACAATATCCATGCACATTATAGTTACATTAAAAATTGTTGTTGGTTTTGATATTGTAGCTTGATTAACCATAATGTGAGACAGAGGAAAAATAGTCTGCTTAGACAGATCAACGTCATATATGCTACCATAGCTTACTGTATTAACAAATGGCTCAGCTTCTAATGCTGTTTTAAGGGTGTCAATTATGTTATAATATGTAGTCATAATGTTTTAATAAATATTGGAGTGAAAGAATTTATATCACTGTTATTTGTTTCTTCTATATAATCGTTAAGCCACTCTAAGGCTGCATCAAATTCAAAAACCTTGTTAGTTACTTTTGCTTTAATTAAACAGTCTAGACATTGCCAGTAATCATAGACTGCTCGTTTAGGATTGTTAGTAGATATTCCTATAAGAGCATCATCAAAACCTTCAGCTAATACTATACTTTCATCATAAGGAATTAACCCTCTTTCATAAAGCTCCTCTACTATAAACTCTTTCATCATCTTATTTTTGATCTAATCATCTTGTTTTCAGTTTCTACTTTATCTTTTTCAAATGACAAAAACATTAGACATTGATGTAAGGGTAATCTTGCAACATTGTCAATTTGCTGTATGTTTCCCCCACTAAGTCCATATAGGCTTGAATACCAACTCCACTTTCTTCCAAAGTTTGCTGTTGCTGAGAAGTCAGACTGTCCATTTGTGTTAAGAAATAATTCGGTATATGATTCAGTAATTCTTTGCTTAAACTCCAAAAAAAAACTAACGAACCTAATACAACGTCTAAGGGCATTTTCTTCATGTCATACTTCTCAAAAGTTTCATAGGCTTCTATTAAATACTTATTGTTTTTTTTAAGTGTAATAGGTCTGTAAAGAACACCCATAGCATGATGCATATAATCCCAGTCTGTTAGATTAGTGTCTAGATCAACATACTCTCCAAATGTCATATCATCTAACTTGGGTATAAAAGCAAATGTTTTGTCTCCTCTTTTAAAAGATTCTATAAATTTTGGCTTTTGCTCAAATAGATTGTTTAGGTGATTATTTATTCTGACTATTGATTTGTATTTTATATTTAATACTTGTTTTAGTTCTATGTTACAGAATATCTCTACCATCTTTTGTTGTAGAAATAAACTGTTTACATTATCCTTAGAAATCTTTAAAAACTTTTGATACTGCTCTAATGTTATTTCAGATAATGATTCTGGAACTAAGATTTTAACTTTCATATTATATGTACAATAAAATCAAAAAGTGTACTCCACACTATTCCAAAAAAAAAACCAGACCTCTCGACAGGACTGGTTTATAAGAGTTGTAAAAGACGTTACTCTTACATATTTTAGTTGCACCTAAAACATAGTTTATATCACTTCAACTCTTTACGCTTTCTCGAATAAGTTTCAATCCTCTCCGATTATACGTTTGCAAGGTTACAAGTTTTATAGATGTTCGAGCCTACTCCACTTGATACTTACTGTTTTTAAGTTTTATCATTTCTGATAATATCGGATTAAATATAGTTTGCTGAAACTTTATGATAGTTAGCATATTATCAGCAAGTTCATCTTTTTTAAAAGAGAAGTATTTTCTACATAATTCTAAATACTTTTTATCTTTAATACTTTTATTGTTTAATACATAAATAAAAGATTTAAGCATAAAGATTGCAGCTTTTGGATTTTCTTTTAGGTCTTTTCTAAAAGTGTTACTTGGATTCATTTTAAAAGTCATAGGTTAAAGTTTTAAGGTTATACATTTATTTCATCTACGAATGTAAAGTGCATGTGTGCATTACAAGTGCATACATTAATAAATATGATATTCTCCTCTGTTGGGGTTTTCTAGTTGCATCATTAATGCATATCGAGCTGCATCAATACAGTCAGGATGCTCTCCTGTTGCCTTTTGTAAGTCATTACCTTCTTTGTCTTTTGCCCATATATAACCCTGAAGCTCTTTGATTAGATTCTTACTTCTTCTAGTTACATATATTTCATTCTGATTTATAAGGTTTATTCCATAGATAATAGAATCTCTTCCTTTTGTTACAGGATAAATTGAATGCCCATAGTTCTTGAGTTCAGCAATTGATTTAGGTTCTGCTGAGTCTGCGTATATGTTTTCTTTTACATTTTGATTAGTTAGAAATAAGCTAATGTCTCTATTATGCATCCCCTTTCTACAAAGCATCTGGTCAAATATGTACGCATTATTCCATTTATACAATCTGATATATGTTGAGCTGTCTACAGAATAGCCAAAGTCCATTCCTCCACAAAGTAGTCTTGCTTCATTTGGAATAGTATCAATTTGTTTCCAGTCTGGAATACATACTCCTTCTAAACTACCTATCTCACCTAATCCATATACTTTCCACCAATTAGACCAATATGTAGAAGTCTTTGCTTTTACTTTAGCTTTCTCAATTTCTTTGACTATTGATTCCGGTAAGCTGTCATTATCTTTATAAGTTAGAGTAACAAAGTCAGTATCTTCTTGACCTATTAGTTCTTTATCCACCCAGAACAGATTAGCAGGATTGTAATCAAGCCAGATGTCTCCACTTGTTCTAACTGCTAATTGTTGATAGGCATCAAAAGGTACATTATTGCATTCATTAATATAAAGATCAGTTCTTCTTGCTCCTCTTAGTTTGTCAGGTTGATCAGTAGAAAAGAACTCTATATAAGAGCCATTACTAAATTCGTATTTTAAAGTACTTTTATTATACTTTTTTTCATCATACCTGTTCAGTGCCTTAAGTATATTAAGAAAGTCTTTTAAAGCTCCTCTACGCAAGTGAGGGATAGATTCAGATACCACACTAATTTCTTTGCCTTTATTTCTAATAGCATAGTCTATTAAGATTAATAGTATTGCAATCGTTTTACCTGCTGACGATCCACCCCTAATTATCTTAGTTCTACTGTTTAGACTTCTAAGTTTATTTAAAGCTAAAGTTTTAGTGACCTGCATCTAATCAATAAACAAAGGTTGATCTTCATTTATTCTAATGTCCTTAGTCTCTTTAGGTTTACCTGCATAGTAGTTGTAATACAATTGTACAAATCTAAAGTCTTGATCTCTTAGACCTTGTTCTAAAGCTTGAAATGCTATAGGCTCTAATGGACTTAATCGTTCTATTAATTCTATCTCTTCTATCTTAGGTTTTCTACCTGAGTTTTCTCTTTTACCTCCTCTATTTTCTGTTTTCATATTTATATTAGTTTTGAAAAACTTTGATTAATCAAAAATTTATATTGCTATTCTTAATTATATTATTATTCTATTCTTATATTATTATTTGGCAGTGGCACTTCTACATTAAACCACTCCCTTAAAAACTCCACACATTTCAAATGATACTCCTCTTGTTCTAAAGTAGTATTATCAGTTGTTGATTTAGGAATCTGTATTATCTCTGCTGTCTGTTCATTTACTCTTTCTTCAAATAGAAATCTACTTTTAAAGAACTCATGAGCTTTCTCTTTACTCCATACTTCACCCCATTCACTATATATAGCATTTACTGTCAATGGAATTATAACTCCAAAGTAGTAAGCATTTTGAGGAGAGGATCTGTATTTCTTTTTTTCTTTGATCACTATCTCCACTTCTTTACCTTCAAAATGTTTAACTGCATTAGCTATCATGCCTTTGTTTCTCACTAGCTTTCCACTGGAGACTGTTGACATGACAGCTATGCTTTTCATTTCTTAATTATCGTTTCTAAATATTACTAACTTGTTATGTTTGTCATATACAGAAAACCCTCTTTCTTCTAAAATATTTATTGCAGCTTTGACTTCTTTTTGCTGAGTTCTAAAGTGTTCAAATATTTCATTACTAATTGGTTCAGACATAATTATTAAATTTGATTTCTATTTAATTTTAAATTATAAATTGTTATTTCTACTTCTTGTATTTCTTTTAATAAGCCAATCATTTCATTATGTGTTATATGTATTCTATTATCTAATTTTCTTATATTTTCATTAGAACTATAGGCTCTATAATAACAACTGTTAATGATTATAAACTGACATAGTTTTTTTTTATAATCTTCAAAGTATTCAATATCATCATCAAAATTCTTGACTAATCTGTCATATTCACAAACCTGCATTAACTACCTATTTTTTATATTCTAGGTATAATCTTTTCATTATGTTAACCATGTCTCTTACACATGATCCGCAAGAGCTAACTTCTCTTCTAGAGGCTAACACCCTATTATGTATAGAAACCATTTTAACCTGCTCCTCATATGTTAATGATGGTCTTCTACTTTTATAGAATATATCTAACCAGTCAAACTCGTCATCTGTTAGACAGTCTGTATTTCTATAAGGAAACATTTTATTTAGTAAAGACTTTCTTTCATCACATCCACAATCAATGCCAGTAACTTCAGAAACTTTTTCTACTACTTTTTTTATTCCTGTTTTCTTAGTGAACTTTTCAATAGTGTCTCCAAGTCCTTTTGATTTTGGAGCTGCCTTTTTTCTAGGTGATTTTCTTTTTGCTTTTGATTTAACCTGTTTTTCCATAATAATATTCTTTAGCTATTTCTTTTTTAATTGTGAGTTTACACCTTTTAAGTGTTTTAAATACAGACTTACTACTTATAGTAGTTGCTGTTGAAATCTTTCTTATACTGGGTATATGATAGACGTATAGGTTCAACATCTTTTTGTCGTACCAGTACATGTTGCTTATAGTCTTTTCTATTTTATTAAAGACTACTTCCATTTGATTCTTGGTATCGTTTTCTTCAGGTTGGTCTATGTTACTATTAAGGCTAATAGTTTTTATTTTCTTTTTCTTGTAGTCATTAATTATTAAGCTCTTTAATGTTCTAAAGAAATACTTTTTATTTATTTTGCCATCTGCTTTATAGTATTTAATAGGATCAAATAAGGAATGTCCAAGAATCTTTATATAAGCATCTTGGACAAAATCTTCAGGGTTTCTTTTTTGTGAAATTGATATTGCATTTTTGATAACAAACCTTACCCACTCTACATGGTATCTTGCTATATCTGTTATCACTTGATTCTTTGTCATTTAACTAAAACTAATTTCGCATTAGGTTCTAGTTCATCAAGTAATGCTTCGGTCAGTTTCCATTTAAGTCTCCAGACATCAGTCTCAAAGCCTTTAACTTCAACAAGCTCTATAGAGCCATCTGGGTATATTACTTTAAAATCTATAAAGTAATTACAAATCTTCTTTTCATTTACATACAGTCTTAATGGATGCTGAGGTATGTACTCAGCAATTTCACCTGCTTTAAGTCTCCATTCTAATTCAGCAGCATAAGCAGCCTCTTTTTTACTATGGTAGGTTCGACCATTGAATTTCTGCTTAATAGCTTTGTACTTGTTTCTATTTTGATATTTCTTAGTGTACATACTAAGTGATACATAATACAAAATAAATTAATACAAAACAATACTTTTATATACTTTTTATTCTTCTATCTCAATATCATTATACATCAAATCCCATGCTGCATTCATAATCTCAGCTTTTTCTTTAAAAGATTTAACCTTTTTAGTAAAAGGAAGCATTCCAATTTCTTTAGTAAAATAGTTTTTTATATACTCACCGAACTGTCTCATTGGTGGCAACGATACTAACCAAATAATTTTTTTCATAATATTATTTTTTATCTATTTGTTTTAATTTTCTTATTGCCCATTCTATTCCTGAAGCTCCACCCCATGCATCCCACATAATACCTCCACATCCTTCTGAATAAGGAACATCTTTATTCTGTTGATGTCTTTTAAATGAAGCCATTCTTGCAATAGTATCTCTACTAATGTTTTTCTTATCTGCTAATTGTCTAGCTCTAGTCCAACCTACTTGAGTTCCACAACTTGAACCATTTTCTTCTTTATACTTTATTGCTTTCTTAGCATTATTAGAAGCAGACTGGGGATAGTCGTTGTAAGATTCTAAGTTTACTTTCTCATAGTTGTCTCTGTATTGAGTAGAACATACAGCAGTTCTTTGATAGGAATCTGGAAATTCCTCTACTGTTTTAGAATTACTCATGCATCTCTGCATGAAGTCTTTTCTATTTTCTGATGGTTTTGGTTTTGGTAATGGCATAATTATATGTTTTTAGATTTAAATATTTCTTCTTCATGACTTCTTAGTGAAGCATCTTTAGCCAGGTCAAACCTTTCTTCTAAATATTCTCTAAAAAAGGTTAGTACTTTGTCAATAGAAAGTCTTTCATAGAACTCACCATACTGACCAGAAACTATTCTTTTAAACAGTAGAGTGAGATCAGATACTTTAAGCATATAGAACTCCTCTACTACCATGTTAGAACAAAGATTAATTTGCTCCTCACTCATTGGTTTGTTTAGATTTAAAATGTTGTTTAGATACAATAGCCAGAAAGTGATTAAGCCTTCAGTAAATTGTCTCCCTTGTTGTCTTTGAAAAGAAGCAATACTAGGAGCTTTACTATTTAAAGCTTGCTCTACAGTTTTTATTTTACCTGCATGAAGCATGCAATTCTTAGGACTGTATTTTTCTAGCAAGTTCTTCTTGGAACTCTGTTGAATAGCTGAGTCCATTTTTATTACTTTGTTTTCCATTTGTTATTATTTTTTGAGGGTAAATTCCTTTCCATCCATTAGCCATTGCCGATTCTATTGATTCAACTGCATGAGCTTCATTATCTGATTCATTTGAAAGTTTTTTAAGAGCAGCCTGTTCACTTTGTAAAGTCCTGTAATTAAACTTAAATTCATTAGACTTATAAATTTTCCAGTTGCTCCATGTATTAATAAATTCTTTTGAAGCGTAAGGATATACTACTACTTCTTTTTCTTCTTCTACTTCTATCTTCTTCTTCATCTTCATAGAAGGGGTTTTTTTGGGTTTTGTTTGGGTTTTTACCTTAGAAGGTCTACCTCCCTTATATCCATTAATAGTCTGTTTTTTTATAAAAGCAATTCTTTCAATTATAGTATCATTTAATCTTTCATTAAAGAAGTAATCACCATTATCTATAAACTTATTTTTTACCATTTCAGGCAGGTTTTCCCAGTCATAACCCAGAAATAACCTAAGCCTTTTTTTGGGTATTCCATTTTCGCTATATAAGCTCCATTGTTTACATAATAGAGTAATATATATGCCTCTTTCCTCCATAGTTAAATCCATAACTCCTGTTAAAAAATCTTGGGCATACAATTGAAATGCAGGTGATTTAGCTGACATAATGTATTTTATGTTTAAATTGATTATTAGAAGTGTACATCTCTGTAGCTTTTACAAACAAATATTCCTGCTGTTGTTTACTAAGCTTCTCAAATACAACATCAATTCTTTGTTTATATGTTGACGTTTCTTTATTTAAAATATTTGAACATTTTTTTATGCAGTAATCAGCAACTATTTTAAATTCATTATCTACTTCATATAGATCATGAAACCTTTGTATTGCTATAGTAATTGAAGAATGTGATCTGTTTATATAACTTGCTATAGTTCGCCTGTTTAATTGAGTTGATTTATCAGCTATATAAGAATATATTTTTACAGCATCTGGATTAGGTCTAAGCCTTGTTTTCTTTTGTAGATTAATTCCATCAAAAGCAGATTCAACTACAGCTATAATTTCAATTAAATCATCCATTATAGCAGCTCTTTCTTTTCTTCTAATCTTGCAATCTCTTTGTCAATAGATTTTAATCTTTCATCTATAAGATCATATTTAAAATAGTTTTCTATTAAAAGATCATGCTCAGCTATAAGAGTTATTAATTTATTTTCTATCATCATTTTAGTTTCTGCTTTAGAGACTAAACAATAGGTAGTATTTACTTTTCCAGTCTTAGGGTTTCTTGCTGATCCTTTAATTCTAATTAAGCAATCATTTAAAAGCTCATTTAGTCTAGACCTAGAAGAAATTAAACTTACTTTATTGTTACTTAGATCAGTTATATCCTGAGCTGTTAAGCCATCAGGATTGTTTCTTAAAGATTGCCATACAAATTTTCTATGATCTTTAATAATTGGTTGGTGTGATCTAAATGATGTGTTTCTGTTTATTATTGTTTCCATAATTAAAAGGGTAAATCGTTAGGTTCTTCGTTATTTGTTTCATCTTCTGAAATCATATTATCTTCATTCATTCCGTTTTTCATTTTCCACTCTGAAGATGTTTTGATCTTGTCTTGTAGCCATGTTGGGATAGTGTCGTTTTCATCTGTAATTAAATTAGATTTAAAATTGTCTTGATAATCCCAAATGAAGCTGTGATTAAATTGAGCAGGACATACAAGACCAGTTGGTATTGTAGAGATGCCGCCTATATTAGCATAGGTTCTATCACCTACAGTGTTATGTACTATTGAAAGTAAACACTCAGCACCTAGCAATTTGCTCAAGTCAAAGAATTTACAATCGTCTTCAGTTAAAGTCTTGCCTCTCCAGTTGTTTAAAAAAGGAAGTAGTTTAGATTTCTCATGTAAAGATTTAGTGAACTCTCTATGTATTACATAAGGCTGTTCACCCTTGTCAGGATTAAATACTTTAGTTAATGTTGGCAGTTCAAACGTTAATCTTATAACAGTTCTGCTTTTCATCTCTCCTTGCCACTCGCTAGGAATACTTCCAATGTCGATCATTGAAATACATCTTGCAGGATAACTTCCTGAAGGAATAATGTCTCTTTTTGCAGAGGGTGAATTTGTTAGTATCATATTTATTTATTTAGTGTTTAGGTTTATAAAATTTTATTATGTAATTAAGTCCGTAAGTGATATGTTCGTATGTAACCAGATCACCTTCTTTATATGAGATAGCATTGATGTTATTGAAATACAAACCCCATGTATCATTATCAAAGAAGATTTCAAAAAAGAAGTTTCCATGTTTGGTCTTTCCTCTTTCTACTATACTGGTAATAGTATTTGTATAGATTACTTTTAGATTAGGTCTAGTTTTAATTGCAGTCATGAAATTG